CTGGGATCTACAGTTCCCTGTGGATTCACAAACATGGAAATATCTGGGTCAGTACAAAACCCAGGGCGAACAAGCACCGCACCACCATCGCCCACTCCATTTTCAGCAAAGAATGTTGGGGTGACACACACCATACACCTACCGTTTGCGTTCATATGGGTATACCCATCACGGACGGTGGCGTCAGTGGTGCCCCAAGCATCTGTTGCTGTCAACGGGGGCCCAACCGTTATGAGATTGGTCTGATGAAGTGTAAGTAAAGCTGTTGGATGAGAGTTTGAACCAGGGCCACGAGCAGGATGGTGAGGGTCAATAAAAGAATGTAAATACATTGCTTCCTGACTCCTGACCGCATCGTAGTCAAGGTCTGCATATTCATCAATGGCGACTGTCTGCGCTCTTGCCACATCCCGCTGTGCTGCAGCTCTTCTGCGGGCACGCCGGGACTGTTTTGGGGTGTTACCATTCATGGTAATAGTGGCGGGCCGTGAGCAATTACCGGCCGCCATAACACCCTACCAAACTTAGGCCGTGTCTTTAGCGACAATGATGTCCAGTATCGGATGGGAGACAATGACTGGACGGGTTGGAAGTGACCTCACGTAATTGGCTGCGTCCTTGATCTCCTCAACAGAGAGGTCATAACGCTCAGCCAACACGGAATAAACATTCGACTTAATGATAGCGACTCCTGACCCAAGATGGTTGATGAGCGTTTTACGCTCAACCAAGAAATCAACCAGCTGGGCTTCATCCTTCATCAGCCGCTCTGCGAATGCTGTGGGATCTTCGGTTGTGCCGCGGGACATCAGAGTGATGAAGTCACCCAATATGGGCACACCCCAAACACTCTTCAGCCCGTAAGCGATGGCTTTCAGCATCAAGGCTTCTTTCTTCTTACCAGGTGGGCGGACAGTCCAATACAACCTAGCCAGGGTCCTGCCGATTTTCGGGCCAAAAGTGAACCCGTCAAGGGTGGGATACCAATACCCACTGATGAAACTTGCAGTGACCCAAGATTGGTGCATCTTGGATTCAGGTCGGATGCCAAAGTTGCGGATGTGCTCATCCAAAGCATGCTGCTTCTGCAACAGCACCCGACCGCCCGCCACAAGACTATCGTCTCCACAAACGATCACGACTCCACTCAGTTCATTTTCCAAAAGAGCGTCAACTAAAACCATGCCGTTGATAACTGAGTTTCCAATTGTCGTGTCATTGTGGCCCGATTTGACTGTGCCGTTCGCGGTGTAAGTGAAGTAGGAGTCATCCTGCTTAAAGTACCCACGCGTCCGTAGCTGTTCCTCGATGCGAGCGACAATGTGTTCCTCCATGCCTAAACCTCGGTAATAAGCCAACTTAATGGCTTGTATTTCCTGTGACATGGTTGAATCCCAATTCTTCCCGTCACATTCATAAAAGTACATGTACCCAAGGTCCAAGCATGTTTTCATCCACTCGCCCATCCCTTCGGGGTTCAGCCCACAGCCGAAACAAAGCCTCACAACCGAGTTTCCACGCCGGAAAGTGAAACCAGACTTAAATGCGCTCTGAGCTGCGCAAATAGGTATGGCTGTCACGAACTGAGTGTGCAAGTCAAGGTGTTGTTGAATGGCTCTCGCCTTAGTAGGAAAGTTGTGATACAATTCCCTCTTCACAAAACACTTGACCCGTCCATGTGAGCAGCGGTATACGTCAAGTATAGATGACTCTATAGCCAAACGTTTAGCCAAAGGCCAACGGTTGAACCATGTAGCATCATACTCAGCCAACGCTCCTTGGTAATCCAAGGCGAGGGCCTGACCCACCTCGGTGGCCATGTTCACAGCACGGTCAACGAAGTTTTGGTCAGGGTGAGGGTCCTCAGCCAGATGGCGATTAACCATGGCGTTGGCTGCGTTACAAACACAGCCGCGTAACACATAACACTCTGTCGTTGTTGGCCCCAGAAGTTTTGCGCCTGTGGTTTGTCCTAGTGGACAAATTCTAGCATGTGCTCTTTGGGCCGGCGAAATCTGTATCTGGTTCGGGGTTCCTGCTATTGCTCGCTCTCGTTCGGTACTCGGCATGCCCAAACACAGCGTTCCGCAGACCGCTGTA